AATCGCCTGATCCTTCCGACGCTAGGCAAGGTCGATGCTGTCGTGACTGATCCGCCATACGGTATCGGAGAAAGCAGCAAGAAAGTTGCTTCGCGCGGGAAGCTGGCCACGCCGAAGGATTATGGGGATTTCGATTGGGACGAGGAGCCGCCGCCAGCTTGGCTGATCGCAATGCTGCAGGATATGAGCCGCTGGCAGATCATCTTTGGCGGAAACTATTTTACCCTGCCTCCGTCCTCGTGCTGGCTGGTTTGGGACAAAAAGAACGGCTCGAACGATTTTGCCGATTGCGAGCTGGCTTGGACAAACCTGCCTAAAGCCGTTCGCCGCATCGAATGGTTGTGGAATGGAATGATCCGCAAGGGCTCGGACATCCGCGAACATCCAACACAAAAGCCTCTTGGGGTCATGGCGTGGGCGCTAGATCAACTCCCGGCCGATGTCTCTCTGGTCTGTGATCCATTCATGGGTAGCGGAACGACGGGCGTGGCAGCCATTCAGAAAGGCGTTCCGTTTATCGGCATTGAGAGAGAGCAGACCTACTTTGACGCGGCCTGTGCTCGCCTAAACGAAGCCTTGAGGGCACCTAAGCTATTTGCAGAGCCGGTCGCTGCAGCAATACCACAGGAGGCGTTCCTATGACCCTCCCGCGCGCTCTAAAATTCGTTCGTTTCGAAGCCATCGAGGCCCACTTTAAACAGGGCTGGGTAGCTTTAATCCCGAACGCTCCCATGCACCACCACCACTATGGAATCGAACTGGCGTGGCTCTGTGAGTGCCAAATTCCCGGCGGATTCGGACCCATAAAAGGAAGAAAATATGAAGGTAAAAACACAACAGCCGTCGCAAGAATTCATACGAAGCAAGCTCAAGTACGAAGCAGACGCAGGCCTGTTTACTTGGGTTAGTCCAGGCAATTCTTCATTCGTTGGAATGCCAGCAGGACACCTTGATAGCGGGACTGGTTATGTCCGCATCAAACTAGCTCCATTTGGAGCGTTCGGAGCGCATAGGCTCGCATGGATTTACTGCAATGGTTGGTACGATGACCAAAAGTTTTCAATTGACCACATAGATGGAAATCGTTGCAACAACGCTCTCAGCAACCTGCGGCTAGCGACGCCCTCGCAAAATCAAATGAATAGTAAGCCACGTTCCAGCACTGGGATTAAGGGCGTCGGCCTTTTGCCTAGCGGTAGCTATCGCGCTCGTATTTATCCATTTGGTCCTGGCGGTGGAAAGATCGAACTAGGGTGTTTCCCAACGTTAGAAGAGGCGGCTGAGGCAAGAATGGTTGCATCAGTCAAATATTTCGGAGAATTCAGCCGTGGCTAGAGTGCCAGGCGGTTTCGGAAGAAAGTCAGTGTACCGACGTGTTCCAGGAATCCCATCGGAAAGACAGAACAATGGAAGCCCTCCCAAACCCGTTCCTTGAAGAGGGAAGCCGCAGCACCTTTGATCCAAACGAACTACTCGCCGCTCTAGAGAGCATCCTGCAGGAAGTAGATCTGCCTGTGTTTATTGCCGACCCGCGGGACGAATTCCTCAAGATACTTGGAGATATCGCAGCATGAGCGAACCGAACATAGGCCACAACGTAGTAGCCAAGGATCAAATCAAGGCGATCATCGAGCGCGTCGAGCGGATGGAAGAAGAAAAGAAAACCATCAGCGACGACATTCGCGACGTCTACAAAGAGGCATCCGGAAATGGCCTCGACGTGAAAGCACTGCGCACCATTGTACGGATGCGCAAGCAGGATGCAAGCGAGCGTGCCGAGCAGGAGGCAATCCTGGACATGTACCTGCATGCGATGGGGATGGCGTGAAGCCTTGGTTTCGCTTTCATACGGGCGTCGTTGACGATCCGAAAGTGCAGATGCTCTCACCCGAGATGTTCAAGCATTGGGTGAACGTGCTTTGCATTGCAGGAAAGTATGACGGCGAGTTGCCTGCAATTGCTGTAACTGCATTCACGCTTCACATGAGCGAGGCTAAAGCGGCCGGCATTCTTGCCAAGCTTCACTCGCTCAACTTGCTAGATAAAACGGAGAAGAGTTTTAAGCCACACAACTGGGATGGCCGCCAATATAAGTTGGATAAGACCGACAACACAAACGCTGATCGGCAGAAGCGTTACAGGCAGCGTCACAGTAACGCCAATAGTAACGCCGAAAATTCCGTTACTGCAAAACGGCCAGATACAGAGAACAGAGAACAGAAAGAAGATAGGATAGGAGACGCGCGCGGGAGCGCGTTCACGGATGGCTCAAAAGCTCTTAGCTCGGCGCTCTGGTCGGCTCTCGGAATTTCGTCGCCGCTTGAAGTGCCTCCGGAGCTTGCGGGGACCGATTGGCGAGCGGTCACATGGGAACATGCCGGGTGGACGGTTGACCTGATTGATGCGGAAGCCCGCCGCGTAGGCCCTGGAAAGCCTCTTTCGTACTACGAAAAATGCTTTGCGACTGCGTTTGCCAAGCGGCAGGCGCCGTTGCCGATTGTTGAAGTTCAACAAGCTGAAACCCTGACGGTGACCAATGGACGAACAGCACGAATTCAAGAAGCTAAATCTCTCCCTGCAGTCGCCCGACGACTTGCGGAATCTGGGGTTGCGTTTGGAGAGCGCCCAACAACGCCAAGCGTATGCGACATCGCGAGCGGGGCTGATGTTCGGCTGTTACCGCAAAGCGGAAGCGAGCGACCCGGAGATTTACGCAGCGGCAACGGCGGCGGTCCTGAGCGAATATCCGCAGGACGTGATTGATTTCATCACCGACCCGCGAACCGGGCTTCCGAGTTCATCACAGTGGCTGCCGAGCGTGTACGAAGTTCGGAAAGCTTGTGACGAGCGGATGGATCACCTCTCGAAAATAGAACAAGTGCGAAAGAAGCGCGAGCGCGAGGCTCTCGCTACCCGAGCAGGGAGGACGATGTGAGCGAAAAACCAGGCAAGGATGACGTGATCAGGGATCTGATCGCCTTTTTCGAGGATGGTCTAAATCTTGATCAGCTTGGCACTACAGATTGGCTGGTCCAAGGCGATTGGGACGCCGATGATTTTATCTTTGCTGTCCTGAAGCTCAAGAGGGAACTGACGCTTCGAGATGGTCCGGATGCCCTCGCTGGCGTCACACATGGGAGGAGTGAATGAGCATCGATCTGCATGATTATCTGCGAGAACAGGCGCTAAATCCCGAGTGGAGAAGCGCCACCAAAGTACATGATTGGAGAAATTACGCCACCGAAGAAATCCGCCGGCTGTGGCCGACTTTCACCATTGAACAGAGACTGGCTCTCGTAGAGATGTTTGACCGATCGGCTAGCGATGAGCGTTGGTATTGAACCATGACGCGCGACCCCGGCGACGGCAGCGTGAAAGCTGATGAACTTGCGGAGGTCCTTTCTGAGGGGCTTGATTTATGCGCCCGTGCAAAGTTGCTAGACGCTCAAATTGAGCGCGCCTTGCAAGCTGGCATGGGGCGAATTTTTCCAGAAGGTACGCGCTGCGGTACGCCGGCTCTTTGGGTGCAGCAACAGTATGACATGGATCTTGATGCTTGGGAAAAGAAAGCGCGCGAGGTCATGACACGACTTGGGTATGCTAAATGATCCGCGATCCATCAGACGGCAGCGTGAAGCCGCAGAAATCAGCCCCGCCCGCAGGTGCGTCTCAGCAAGCTGAGCGTCTGCCCAAGCGTGAGCCGGCAGTTGGCGGGGCTGATACCCCATGCAGTGCCAACAACTGGGGCCTAACCTCCCTCGACCGTCCCGAGAGAAAGCCAAAGCCTGCACCGACGAAAGAAGAACTAGCGGAATACTACGCCACCCACACGCTGGGCGGAAAGATGAAGGAAACGGACTCTTCTGGTGTCCGCCAGATGAACAAGGGTTCATCATGACCGCCGCTCGCGACGCCTTAGCTCCTTCTCGACAGCATCCCGGACAAAATCCGTCCGGTCTTCGCCGTCCTCGCGCACGGCGTCTATCCGCTCGAATGTCCCCTCGGGGAAGCGGGCCTGCATATCCTCGACCCAAAGTTTTTTACGTCCCATCGCACTTTTTCTCATATGAGGTATTGACGATGGATAAGTCATATGACATATTGCTCTCACAGTCAAGCAACGGAGCAAGCAAATGCAGATTGGCCCCTTCACCGTTTATCACCACACCGAAACCACCAGCGCATTCAGCTACGTTGTTTTCGTGACGCGAACGATGGAACGCGCCGTTCACCTTGGCAAGCGCGGTGGGTTCAAGACTTGGGAGGCCGCTGTAGAGGCCGCCGCCAAGCAAGCGAAGTATGGAACGCAAAATGTCTAAAGGGGCATCCATGGCCTCCCTACTGAGGGAGGCCATCGACAAAGGGCTTATCTATTGGGAGCCTTGCACCGAGCGGGGCGCCGCCGCTAAGGCAGAGATGATTAGGCGATTTGAGGCCGCCATTTGTAATGCCGTCTACAAGTACGAAACGGAAGGCGAAGCGATTGAAGACTGGCTAACAATAGCGCCTGAATACCGGACCCGCGAGCGCTTGCAGGAAATGCTGGACCAGTGCCGCAAGGCCCGGACATGACGAAGGATCACCAATGATCGACCCCTCAGCCGAACCGATCGACAACCGCAACCCGTACAGGCGAGTAGACCTATCAGCTCGCCGTTATCCGAAGGTCATCACCGAAGACGACTATAACCGAGGCGTAATCCCTGATGAAGCTTTGTATGTTTATGACATCAGCGATTCATGCTGGCATTTGAAGGAGACGACATGAGCGAGATTAAGCCTGATCCAAATTACGATTTTGTAAAGCCACTGCCAGAGCTGAAACGAGGCTCGCAGTGCGGCGAGTGCGGGCAGAAATTCGAGTATGGTCATGCCTATGGGTATGTCTGCTCGCGACAGCGATGTCCAATGGGGTTCGGCGGATTAACGATTAACGATCCCATAGACTAACGATAAGGAACGAACATGAGCGAGATGATTGAGCGTGGAGCAAGGGCGCTGGCAACTAAGCATTATGTCAACCGGTTTGGTCGCCCTGAGGATGATGCAATTGTCGTTGGGAACGTAGATGCTAATTGGCATATATTCTCTGAAGATTCTCGTACCGTAATCGATGCTATGCGCGAACCTACCGAAGCAATGATAAATAACCCTTTAGCGCGATGCTACAACACAGGGCAGTTTGCAGACAAGGAAGTACGCCGCATCTACAGCTCCATGATCGACGAGGCCCTGAAATGAGCAAGATGGTAGAATTGGTGGCAAGGAGGTGAAACATGGGAGCTAAGGAGCTGAAGCTTCGCGGCTCGCTGACATCGGCCCGCGTGAACGATCTGCACGACCCAGCCGGTGGCATCGTAATCCACATTGAGGCTGGAATGAACAGCCTATCAGTGACGTTGGATCGAAACCAGCAACACTTGCTATTACTTTATTTGAAGGAACGGCTGAAATGACCCCACAGACCACCACACGACGCAGGAAGGGGAAGCCGTACGATCCCGGCAAGCTTCACGACCGCCGCGCCACCGAAACAAGCATCGGGCTTCGCGACCACCTCACCACCATGGAGGTTGACGACCCGTACGAGCCCGGCGCCAAGATTACCGTGATCCGCTCAAGGCGAGAGGATCCGCTAGGTGATCTGCACTCCCGCAAGATGATAGACGAAGCACAATACCATGCCGGACGAGCCTTTCAGAGGGACTTTGAAACAGCCGAGCGCGGGCCACAGGCGATTGATCCGAGCAAGGAGTGGGTAGACGGCGGGCGCATCCCGGAGCCTATCAGCGAGCCCCAGAGGCGCGCTGCAAGGCAATTGACGATCGTCTATCGGGAGCTGGGCAAGAACGGGTCGGCCGTCGTGCATGAAGTCCTGATCCTGAAGCGAACCCGGAAGCAAATGGCGGAAATCCGCGGGCTGGAGGGCAAGAAATGGGAAGAGTATCTTGGTTCCAGGTTCCGCGAATGCCTTGACTGCATGGCGGTGATTTACGGGTTTTCTAACGGGAAGAGGACGGCGCGTGCGGACTCGAATGGTGCTCGTCAGATGAACAGGAGAGAGGGTATGACTGTGAATGATTTGGATCAGGAAGCCAAAAGACTTTGCGAAGCAGAGGGTTTACTATGGGAAAGGTTGAGCGAGGAATATGAGTCTGCGCTAAATGAATACCGGAGCAAAACCTATTTCCGATGTCTTGCCAAAAAAAATAACGCCAATGGCGCCTCGTAGTAGACCGAGATACGAATCCGTTGACATCCCTGCGCCCTTTATTGATCTGGCGCGGCGTCGGACGGAGTTTCTGTTTCACGTCATGACCTACGGGGAAAAGCCGATGAAGATAGTGCTGGCGTCGGCTTACTTGCAGGGCATGAATGATGCGGTTGATGCCATCGATGCGAGGGCAAGCCGCGAGAGAGAAGTGCCGCCGTCGCCGATACCGTTTCACTGTTAAAGGCCCGGAGTGGCCGGCAATCCTGTCTATCCCGTGGATAGTTCCAATTTCCCTGTTGCGCCCGTGCAAATCATGTGCATTGGCTATAATTGCAACGCAGTGATTTGCGCGAGATTGATCCAGCAGACGGACGAGGCTTAGGCCCGTAAGCCAGAACAGAACGTGGTAGGCAGCGCTTCGGGCGTAGCTGATGACCACGAACTCCAAGGCAAGCCGGGGTGGGAAGCGAGCGGTCTAGTCTGGATCAAGCCTTTCTGACTGCGGCGTGGAAGGACACGATAGTCGGTAGCCGTAAAAGGCGCTAGTGACAGTGTACGAGCCGGGGTAGCACACCACTCATTCCGCAAGGAAGGCCCGCCCGGTTCCCGTAAAAGGGAGAAGCTGTCACGCTGCATTAGAAGGGCTAGTGCAGCCGGTATCAAGCCCGGCCAGTCAGATCAACCTCGCCCGTCCGGAGAAATCCGTGACGGGCTTTTCATTGGAGAACCCCCATGGCCTCAAAGCCCAAACCAAAGCCCCAGAAGCCCATGCCCAAGCCAAACGGCGGCAAGAAGGGGTGTTGAGACCCAAAGTCTGACAAATGGCTAAAACTCCTACTGAAATCAGATCTTTGGCGCGCGGCCACACGGAAGCCGCCATTAATACGCTGGCCGGCATCATGAATGCGTCCGATGCGCCACATGCCGCTCGGGTAAGCGCTGCCACGGCTATCTTGGATAGGGGCTGGGGCAAGCCAACGCAGCCAGTATCGGGTGACGAGGATGGGCCGGAAATCTCAATCCTGCACCGCATCGAGCGTGTAATTGTCCGTCCTTCAAATACAGACGGCTGAGGTATTTGAGCCGCTACTCCAGCCGGCCCGCTATAAGGGGGCGTATGGCGGACGCGGTTCTGGAAAGTCTCATTTCTTCGCCGAATTGCTCGTTGAAGACAGCAAACGAGCACCTGGAGAATGTGGCGAGGGACTTCGCAGCGTCTGCATTCGTGAAGTCCAGAAGGATCTCAAGGAATCCGCTAAGCTCCTGATTGAGGATAAGCTTCAGCAGCACAGATTGGGCGAAGCGGACGGCTTCAAGGTGTTCCGCGAGGCCATCCAAACCCCGAAAGATGGCGTGATCATCTTCAAGGGCATGCAGGACTATACTGCGGAATCGATCAAGTCGCTGGAGAACTTCAAGCGGGCTTGGGTCGAGGAAGCGCAGACTCTGACGACGCGAAGCCTGACGATGCTGCGGCCAACCATTCGAGCGGATGGCTCTGAGATATGGGCGAGCTGGAACCCGCGGCGCAAGTCAGACGCGATCGACGACTTTCTAAGGGCAAAGAAGCCCGACAATGCCATCGTTGTACAGGCTAACTGGAAGCATAACCCTTGGTTTCCAAAGGTGCTGGCGGATGAGCGAGCAATCGACCTCGAAAAGTACCCTGAGCGCTGCGACCATATCTGGGAAGGTGGATATGCGACCGCCTTTGAGGGGGCGTATTTCGCAAGCCTGCTATCAGCGGCTCGACGTTCTGGAAGAATCGGCAAGGTTACAGCAGATCCCCTGCTTCCGATCCGAGCATTCATTGACATTGGCGGAAGCGGTGCAACAGCAGATGCTTTCACCATCTGGATTGTCCAATGGGTCGGGCTGGAAATCCGAATCCTCGACTATTACGAGAGCGTCGGACAAGTCCTAGCCTACCACGTCAACTGGCTGCGATCCAAAGGGTACGAAAACGCCATTCTCTACCTGCCGCATGACGGCGTTAACGAAAACAACGTCACCGGCAAGAAGTACGAAGATCATCTGAGGGAAGCAGGCTTCAACGTCGAGCCGCCGGTCAAGAACCAGGGGCGTGGTGCGGCGGCGATGAGGATTGAGGCAGTTCGGCGCCTTGGCCCTCAGATGTACTGGAACGAAAGTACAACGGAAGCAGGACGCGATGCGATCGGCTTCTACCACGAACGCAAGGATGAACAGCGCAATGTCGGTCTCGGGCCGGAACACGATTGGTCTAGCCATGCTGCGGACGCGCTGGGGCTAATGGCGATTTGCTACGAGGCGCCCGGCCGAACGGTGTTTGTGCCTGAACCTGAGGAGGATTGGGTTGTATGACGCTAGCCGACAAGATTATCGAATTGTACCCGTGGGTTTCGGAGGGAGATGCTCGTCGCATTGAGGATAAGTGCTTTGCATTGCCGCCTGTCCCGATTAGGGACCGTCGCGACGAAATGGCCTACAGGTTTGGATGCCTTGCCCACGAAGAAGCAAAAAAGCTGAAGCCAAGTGTCTGAAACCAAGCAGATCATCGTCAGGATTGGCGGCGCGATGGCCCGCATGGCCGCCAGAGGAATTGATGACGAACGAAACCTGATGATCGATCGCGCCATGGCCAAGCTATTCGACGACGGCTGCCGACGCTTCCGAACGGTAAGACTGCCTCGCAACGGTGATTATGACCGATACAGGGTTATGGGCTGGTGAGCGACACTGAGAAGATGGACGACGAAAGGCTGAAAACCCTTTTGTCCCAAGAGATCCATTCTGCTCTGAGCTACGACGACACCGAACTGTCCCAGAAGCGCTCGCAGGCGCTGGAATACTATCGCGGCGTGATGAGCGATACACCGTCGATGGCGGGTCGGTCCTCTGTCGTGTCAAAGGACGTCGCTGATACGATTGGCTGGATGCTTCCCGGCATTATCCGGGTGTTCACGGCGTCTGATCAGATGGCGATCTATGAGCCGACAAAGCCGGGCGATGAGGACTTCGCCAAGCAGGCAACGGATTACGTCAATTACGTGTTCATGAAGGATAACCCAGGGTATCGCATCCTCTGGGATGGCACGCATGACTCGCTGTTGCTGGCGAACGGGATCATCAAGCACTATTGGGAAGATAAGGAAGAGTGCGAATATACCGAGCACTCGGGGCTCACTGAGGACCAGCTTGCCATCCTTGGGATGGAGCAGGGCGTCGAGATCGTAGCCCAGAAGGAAGGCGAGCCGCAAACGCTTGTCATGCCGAACCAGATGGGGCAGATGCAGCAAATCCAGCTTCCGACCTACGACATCAAGGTCAAGCGGGTGACAAGCTCTGGCCGGCTCAAGGTCGAGTGCATCAACCCAGAAGACTTCCTGATCGATCGCGAGGCCAAGTCGATCGAGGATGCCAGGTTCACGGCGCACCGGACGGACACGACGCGCTCAGACCTGATCGAGATGGGTTTCGATCGGGAGATTGTCGAAAATCTGCCGATGGACCGTTTCTCGTCATTGCGGCAGGAGGCGATCTCACGGGACGAAAGCGCCAGCGTATTCTACAACAACGTTGGCGACAACTCGATGATGAAGACCGAGTTGTTCGAGTGCTATATCAAGGCCGATGTTGACGGTGACGGAATCGCCGAGACGGTGCGGGCGTTCTATGCCGGCGCCCATGGCACGGGGGAGCTTCTGGACTGGGAAGTCTGGGAAGATGACGTGCCGTTCTCGGATATCCCGTGCGAGCCTGTTCCGCACCAGTGGGATGCGCGGTCTATCTTTGACGATACGCAGGACATCCAGCGCATCAAGACGGTTCTGACGCGGCAGTTTCTGGACAATACCTATTGGGTGAACAACCCAATGACCGTTGCTCAGGAGAAAACGGTTTCCAATCCTGAGATGTTGCGCAGCCCTCGCTTTGGCGGGACGGTTTGGGTTACGAAAGACGCGACAATCCCGCCGACACCGCTGCCCGTTCCGTATATCGGCGACAAGGCGCTGTTGGCGCTGCAGCATTTCGATCAGGTTCGGGAAATGCGCACGGGCGTTTCCCGGTCAACCATGGCGCTGGACCCCGAGGCGCTGCAGAACCAGACCGCGACGGCGAGCCAGAACCAGAAGGACTCGGCCTATTCGCAGATCGAGCTGATCGCGCGCACGCAGGCTGAGTTGGGCTGGCGCCGGGTGTTCAAGCAGCTCCTGAAACTGATCGTGAAGCATCAGGACCGGCCGCGGACAATCCGGCTCCGCGATACGTGGGTAGAGATGGACCCGCGTTCGTGGAATGCGAATATGGACGTGTCGATCAACATTGGACTTGGCACGGGTTCTCGCGACCGCGACATGGCGATGCTAAACACGATCCTCAACGTACAGATTGCGATGACCGATCGGCTCGGGGCAGCCGGGTTTTCGTCCCAAGCGCTGGAGATGCTGCCGAAGATCAACACCACGGCGATGAAGCTTGCGGAATCGGCAGGGATCAAGAACCCGGACCAGTTCTATCTCGACATCAAGCCTGAGATGCTTGAGCAGATGAAGCAGGAAGCGGCCAATAGGCCTGATCCTGAGATGGAAAAGGAAAAGGTCAAGGCGCAAACGCAGTTGCAGCTAGGCCAGCAGCAGGCACAACTCGACCAGCAGGCGGACGAACGCAAGGCTCAGATTGAGGCCGTGCAGATGCAGGCCGACATCGAGGCGCAGAACCAGAAAACCAACGCCGAGATGATCCAGGCTCAGCAGAAATTCGAATTTGAGAAGGAAATGGCGCTGCTTGAGTTCCAGCTTCAGAAGGAACTGAAGATGGCCGAGCTTGAGATGAAGCGCGAGATTGCACAGCAGCAAATGGCGCAGCAGGCCGAACAGCACCGTCAACAGATGGAAGCCGGCGTGTTCAAGACGATGCAGGGCCAGCAGGCCCATGAACAGAAGATGGAAGCGGCCAAGGCCAACGGAGATTCGAAATGAGCGCAGTGGTCAGCTTTGTGAAGGTGGTTAGCGCGGGCGGTGGCAGTTCCGCGGCGGGCGGCGTTCGTAAAAAGGAAGTTCTGAGCGTGGCCAGCACGTCAACGATTACCGCTCAGGCCGGCGAGTATGCGATCGTGCTCAACACGGAAACCACGGGCATTCTGGTGGCCTATGGAAGCACGCCTGACGCGCAGGCCGTAACGGCGACGTCGGCCACCACGGCAGGCTTGGGCATCCCGGCGGGGCTGGAAAGCCCGTTGCTGGGGCCGCTGGCCACGGGTGACACCATCAACGTGAAGACGATTGCGTGAACTCCGACCACCTCGCCAAAGAGGCCGATCGCCTCTCCAACGACGACATTTTCAACAAGGCATTGGACGATATCCGCATCGAAGCGCTTGAAGCGCTCGCGGTGGCCAATGTCGAAAATCCTACGGCCATCCTGCGCTGGCAAAGCCGCGTGGCGGTGGTTGACGATATCCGCGCTACTCTGAGCCGCTACATCCTGGCGGCAGAGACGCAGGAAGACGCCGGCTCGTTCGCGTAACGACTCCCGGCACAACACAAGGAAGCATCATGTCTGGAACCAACCCCTCGCAAGAGGCTGGTAACGACGCCGCGTTGTCGTTTGACGATGGCGTGGAATCACTAACCGATCTGATGCCGGACCCGGAAACGGATCTCCAGGAAGAAGGTCAGGCCCAAGAAGAGGCGACCGAAGAAACCGAAGGCGAAGAGCCGGAGGAATCCGAGGAAGCAACAGAGGAAGAGTCCGAAGAGGAAAAGGACGGACCACAGGAAGAAGTCGCTGCAGGCAAGTTCGCGGCCGATACCGCGAATGTACGCCTCAAAGACGGAACCGTGATCTCCGTACAAGACCTCAAGCGTGGCTATCTCTCTCAGGCTTCGTTCACACGCGGCACTCAGGAAAACGCCAAGGAACGGGAAGCCTTGGCCTCCCAAAAGGCCGAAGTTGAACAACACGCTCGCACCTTGCAGGAGCAGCGGGATTTTGTCCTTCAGATAGCTCAAAAGTTCATTCCCCAACCGCCTGACCGGGCGTTGATGGATCAAAGCTCACCCAGCTTTGACCCGCTCCGGTACATGGCGCTCAAGGAGGACTATGAGCAGCGGATCGGAGCGCTTAGGGAACTGCAGAACGCCAGTAAGGCCGATCAGGAGCGGCTGACAACGGAACAGCAGAGAGCGCGAAAGGAATTGCAGGACGCCGAAGCCAAGCGGCTTGTTGAAATCATGCCGGAGCTGAAAAAGCCGGAAGTTTACAGCAAGTTCTGGTCAGAGGCCGTCGATACGATGAGCGAATACGGCTTCTCCGCAGAGGAGATGAACGAATCGATCGATCATCGGCTCTACCCGATATTCCGCGATTTGGCGGCGTATCGCAGGGCACGCAAGAACCTGCCGGCCGTCAAGCAATCCGTGCAATCGAAGCCCGTTCTCACGGGCAAGAAGCGCATGGACCCGAAGGCAAAACTATCCCGCGAAAGTCAGGCGAGAGGCGAGCAACTGCGCAAGACCGGCGATTTCGATGCCGGCGTGCGCGCCCTCATGGACCTTGACCTTTAACGGAGAACCATCATGGCTCAGGTAGCCAACACGTATGAGACCTATGACGTCGGCTCTGCCGGCGGCAACCGGGAAGAACTGGCCGACAAGATCTACCAGATCACCCCGGAAGAAACGCCCTTCATCTCCATGATCGGCCGCAAGCCCGTCATGTCCACCCATCCGGAATGGCTGATCGATACCCTGGCCTCGCCGGACACGTCGAACAACCAGCCGGAAGGCAATGACTGGACGTACGACGCGCTGACCCCTCCGTCCCGTGTGGGTAACTACACCCAGATTTCGGACAAGAAGGTCATCGTCTCGCGCACCCAGGACAAGACCCTGAAGGCCGGCCGCAAGTCGGAACTGGCGCGCGAGGTTGCCAAGAAGGGCGTGGAACTGCGGATCGACATGGAAGTGATCTGCATGTCCAACCAGGCGTCTCTCGCGGGGTCTGGCAACGGCGCGACCAACCGCAAGCTGGGTGGCTTCCGTGCGTGGCTGGCGACCAGCGACAGCCTAGGTTCGGGCGGCGCCTCCGGTGGCTTCAACACCGGCACCGGCATTGTGGACGCGGCGACCAACGGCACCCAGCGCGCCTTCACCAAGGCCATCTTGGATGCTGTGATCCTGTCCAGCTACAACGCAGGCGGTTCGCCGCGGGCGCTGATGCTGTCTCCGTACGCGAAGACGGTGTTTTCGACCTTCATGTCGGACACCAACGTTGCGCAGCAGCGTATGGCGGCCAGCAAGTCGGGCCAGACCACGATCGTTGCGGCTGCCGACACCTACCTGTCGGACTTCGGCACGATCAACGTTGTCCCGAACCGCCAGATGGCGCGGGCCGGCGCCACGGTTGCTCGAAATGCCTTCCTGATCGATCCCAAGATGGTCAAGCTCGGCATCTTCGACGACATCCAGCTTCACAAGCCGGGCAAGACTGGCGACGCGGAAAAGCGCGTGCTGAACGTCGAGTATACGCTTGTGGTCAACAACGAAGCTGCTCACGGCGTTGCCGCGGACATCTTCGGCATGACCTCTTCGTCCTAAGGAGAATGCACCTATGGCTTACGCTTTCGCACCCATCCAGATCACGGCGGCCGTCACGCTTGACCGTGACACTCACGCCAACGGACCGTTGCTGATCTTCAATGTGGCCGCTGGTGCCACCGTGACGCTTCCTGCATCGGCCGGCAACGGCGACCTGTATCGCTTCTACGTCCATACGACCGTGACGTCGAACAGCGACAAGATTCAGGTGGCCAACGCGACCGATGTCATGACGGGTATGATCCTGACCTGTCAGGACGCGGCCGACACCGTTGTCGCTTGGGAAGCCGCTTCGACTTCGGATACCATCACGCTCAACGGCACCACGACAGGCGGTCTTCGCGGGGACTATATCGAGATCGAGGACGCGATTTCCGGCTTTTGGCGGGTCCGTGGAAACACGGCTGCTACCGGCACCGAGGCGACGCCGTTCTCGGCGGCTGTCAGCTAACTTAAATATGAGAGGCGACTCAGGTCGCCTCTCATACCATGGAGGCATAATTGGCATTTAACATCAGCAATCTCGTCGTCTCTGATGCTGTGGCTTATGATTTCGATTACGGGCGCGTCTGGAGTTATTCTACGTCCGACAGCATGGTTACCGTTGACGGCGAAACATACTGGAACACAACCGACGCAGCGAAGGCGCTTCGCAAAGGCGATTGGGTAAAGGCGACGGCATCGGATGGCAAGGCCATCTATATGGTCGTCAACTCGATTTACTCTTCGCCTGAAGTGACTCTTGTGAAACAGGCTTCTGTGTCAAGCTTCTAAGTTCGTCACCGGAGCAATTCATGCCAAAGGGCGTTTACGAGCGCAAACCAAAGGAAAACAACATGACCGAAACCGCTGTTTCGCAGCCTTCGGAGCCGATGGCCAAAGCGCCGGAAGCCCCGCGCAAGATGTTCCCCGTCACGCTCAACAAGAACTATTGCCCGGCGGGCGCTTACGAAATCGTCGGCTACCTCAAAGAGGCTGTCAAACGAAAGGACGCCTATGGCGTTGAACGCATCGTTGAACCGGAAGAGTTCATCCCCGGCGAAATGAAGCCGCACGAGATGCCAGGTGTTGGTTTCCCCGACAAGATCTGGGCCGGAACGAAGGTTAGACTTCCGCTTGACGAGGCAAAGCGGCTGATCGCGAAGCAGATCGCCGAACGCGCCGATGACATCGCTGCCTGACCCGTCCAGAATTCCCGACGAAGCTTGGGAATTTGACGGGTATTCGAACGATGGTTTCCGGCGCCACTACGTCTACTGGGTGGACCGGGAAAACGGCATCGGCTTCCGGAAGACTGAAAACCTGATCGAGGCAACCCTTCTGGAACAGAACCGCGAAAGCCTGAACGAATCCCAAGGCAAGCGGTTTCGGGATGATCCGGTCGGAACAAAGGTCGCGAGCATTCCGCTCAACATCTTCTATCGGGACATCGCGCCAAGGCTGAAAGACGGCGACGCCGACTATATGAAATGGTTTCTCAACCACGAAAATAACCGGCCGTACCGTACGTTTCGGGGCAAAGTCTGATGGCGCTGAGCAACTACACAGAATTGCAGGCGTCAATTGCTTCCTATCTGGCGCGCGATGATCTGACAAACGTCATTCCCGATTTCGTGCGGCTGGCAGAAGCTAAGTTCAATCGTATCCTGATGCACCCCCGCATGGAAACTCGGGCCACGTTGACGGTAGATACCGGCGATGCAAGCCCTGAATTCCTCGACCTGCCGTCCGACTTCCAGACCATGCGCAGCGCGCGCCTTAGCGGCGTAACCGGAAAGCCCCGGTTGCAGTTCAGGACGCAAACGCAGATGGACGACTTCCGGTATAGCTACGACAATGTGACCGACCAGCCGGTTTATTTCTCGATCGTCGGGACGCAGATCGAACTCGCGCCGACACCAAACGAAGATTACGACGTTGAAATTGTCTACCGGGCCAACATCCCCGCTCTCGCTTCCAACTCGACCAACTGGCTTCTGACGCTGGCGCCGGATATTTACCTGTACGGTTCCTTGTTGGAGGCATCCCCGTATATCAAGAACGATGTTCGAATTACGGTTTGGGGCAGCGCATTGGCTACGGTCATTGACCAGATCAACCTGCTCGGCTTCCAACAAAGCTTCGATTCCGGCCCGTCTGAAGTCTCTCTGCCTGGAGTCGTCCCCTGATGCTGCCGTGGGGCGAATATAGATGACGATATCTCACCGAATGAGCCGCACTCCGGAGCATAATACATGGCTAGAGATGCGCCGTAGGTGTGAAGATCCGTCAAGGATATCTTATCCAACACACGGCGGGCGAGGTATCTCAGTTTGCGAACGGTGGCAAAAATTTGAGAATTTTTACGCAGATATGGGGCCGCGGCCTAGCAATAGGCATAGCATTGATCGCAAAGACAATGATGGCAATTACGAACCAGGGAATTGCCGTTGGGCAACGCGAAGAGAGCAGGCGCTAAATACTCGTAGAAATTTTATTGTTACTGCATTTGGCAGAACAGCCCCGCTTGGTTCTTTTATCAATAGCGGAAATGGGACGTCTACCGAATACAAACGCGCATGGAAACGGATTACAAAATTCGGCTGGAGTGCCGAGAGAGCCTTGGCTGACATCATATGATCCAATGGGGAGAGTTTCGTCCCGATGTAGCCGATTATCTCGGCTCAGCCACGCGCAACATCAACAACGTGCTGCCTCGCGGCGACGGCTACGGGCCGTTCCCGGATTTCGCGGCACTGACGCAATCGCTACCAGCGGTTTGTCGTGGCGGGTTCTACGCCCTGAACTCGGACGGTTCGGTTACGGTCTTTGCCGGCACGTCAAAGCGGCTCTATCGCGCCGACAACACGGACTATTCGTGGATTCCGGTTTCCAAGGCTGTCACGGTAACGATCTCATCGGCCAGTCCCGGTGTTATTACTGAAACAGGGCATGATTCCGCGGTCAACGAGCCGAAGGTGTTTTCGAACTCCGGTGGTGCGTTGCCGGCGGCGATCACGGCGGGAACGGTCTATTACGTAAAGACGGTTCTGGATGCCGATACCTATACGATTTCAGCGACCCCAGGCGGGGCGGCGATCAATACAGCCTCGACCGGAACAGGAACTCACTCGGTTACGGGGAAATATGCCGAACTGTCGAGCGACGCGCATTGGCAGTTCGTGCAGTTCGGCAATCTCGTCAAGGCCACGCAGAAAAACGCGGTCCTGCAAACCTATACGCTGGGAACATCGTCGGCCTTTGCCGATAACGCAGGGTCTCCCCCGCAGGCTTCGTATATCAGCGTCGTCGGTCGGTTTCTGGTGCTTTCCGGACTGCTATCCAACCCGTTCCGTGTTCACTGGTCCGGGTTGAACGACACGACGCAATGGACGTCAGGCGTTAATTCTTCGGACTTTCAGGATTTCCCTGACGGAGGCATTGTCCGCGGCGTGGCCGGTGGCGAGTTCGGGATTGTATTTCAGGATCAAGCCATTCGGCGCATGTCCTATATCCCAGGTTCTGCGCTGATCTTTCAGATCGAGCGCATCGCGGAACAGCTCGGCCTGTTTGGACCTTATAGCATCATCCGCGCCGGCGCCTTGGTGCTGTTTCACTCGGCCAAGGGGTTTTACAAGATCGCGCCGGGGGGACTTCCGGAGCAGATCGGGCGGGAACGTGTGGATCGCACATTCTTTGACGATCTGGACAAGACCGAATTGCATATGCTGATCGGGGCGGCCGATCCTCGCGCGACACGAGGCTTTTGGGCGTACAAATCCACGTCGGGAACGACTGGCTTGTTCGACAAGATCATGGGCTATGATTTCGTGCTGGACAGGTTCTTTCCGGTCACGACGTCAGGAGAGTACCTGTTGGGCATGTCGCAGCCCGGGCTGACGCTGGAAAGCCTTGATGATCTTTCAGCGTCGATCGACGATCTCGCGGCCTCGCTGGATTCGTTCGCGGTATCGACCCAGCCATTGATTGCCGGATTTTCCAGCGAGCACAAGATGGGGTTTTTCTCAGGGGCGAGCCTTGAGGCAACGCTTGAAACCGCGGAGCAGGGCTCGAGCAACGAGCGGGTTTATCTTGGTGGTTTTCGGCCGGTTGTAGATGCGCCGAGCGTTTATGGCTCGGCTTCCTATCGTGAGACGCTATCGGACACGCCAACGTCCCTTCCAGAGATTGCAAAGAATACCCGAACCGGGAGCTGCGATCTTCGAAGATCCACGCGCTACACGAGGATGAAAATCCGCGTTCCAGCAGCCCAGACATGGACCTATAGCGCAGGCGTTGAGCCGTTTATCCAGCCTGACGGTGAAACCTGATGGTCATTTACGTTCCAGGCACGGAAGAGACAGACCAAAAAAAACAGAATATGGCGCTGCAACAGCTTGCGATCGGTCTTAGTACCGCGCCGGCAGAGGCGGTAAGCGCAGCGGCCGGCACGGAAACCCCGGAGATGGACGGTGTTGCCGCGGTTGGGACAAGCGATAAATGGGCGCATGAAGATCACGTCCATCCGACCGACACGGCGCTGGTTAAACTCGCCGGCAACCAGACCATCACGGGTGGCTATACGCTGGCGCCGTTCGATGCTGGTACAAAGTCGAGCGGGACGTTTACGCCAAATGCGACAAACGGGAATTATCAATACTACACCAACGGAGGGGCGCATACGGTCGCCGCTCCCTCTAGCGATTGCGCTATTGATCTCCTGATCACGAACAATTCGTCTGCCGGCTCAATTACATTTTCCGGGTTCACGGTGAACTCGAACATAGGCGAACCGCTCACCACGACGAACGGCCATAAATTCATCTTGTCGATCCGTCGCATTAACGGAACGGCTACATACACCATCAAGGCCCTGCAATAGTGGCTCAAACGACCATTATTCTTACGTCAGGAACGACGTGGACCGTTCCAGCCGATTGCAACAAGGTTGATTATGTCGATTGCATAGGCGGTGGCGGGTCCGGCGGCTCCGGTTTCGGTACGGCCAACAACGCCACGGGCGGCGGCGGCGGCGGGTGGAGCCGGGTTACGGACGTCTCGGTAACTCCGGGTGCTTCCATCTCCATCCAGATCGGAGCGGGCGGAACCGCCGTTGCAAGAACCACGGCCGGGGTAACGTCCGGAAACGCCGGTACGGATACGTGGTGGAGTTCGTCGGGGACTTGCCTGGCTAAAGGCGGCGCGGGCGGTCCGGCGTCAAACTCGGCGACATCAGGTGGAGCGGGAGGCGCTTCGGCTTCTGGCGTCGGGTCTTCCAAGAACAGCGGCGGCGCCGGGGGCACGGCTACCACAGGTGGCGCTGGAACGGCTACGGGAGGCGGCGGCGCCGCTGGATTGAACGGGGCGGGAAATGCCGGAGGGTCAAGCGGCTCGGGAGCTATCACCAGCGGCGGCTCGGGAGATGCCGGGTTCGGCGGCGCTCCGTCTGGCGGATCAGGCACGGAATACGGCTCTGCCGGTTCTGGTGCGGGCGGCAACGGCGGACGAAATGCGTCTGGTAGCGTTGGCGGTGACATCGGAGGCCTTTACGGGGCAGGCGGCGGCGGCGCCGTTACCGGCAACATTGGCGGAGCTACCTCTACGTCGGGGGCAGGGCGTCAAGGTTTGATCGTCATAGTCTATACGCCCATCAAGATCATTGGGTTCAATATGCCGATGTTGGGCATGTGATGTCGGTCGATCTGATCTGCGTTGCTCCTGACGAAGTAGGCAAGATGTGGCCCTATGCCGGCGGCATGATCCGGGCGGCGATCGAGCGAACCGGATTGAATGAGTTCGATGAAGTCGAAAGGGAAGTTTTCGCTGGCAACCAACTGCTCTGGATTGCGGTAAGCGACCATATCGAGGCGGCTGCGACGACGCACAAGTCAAACGACGTTTGCACGATAGTAGCATGTTCCGGGCATAACCGGGAGCGATGGCTTCCGTTGTTTTCTCAGATTGAGAAGTACGCAAAGGACGAAGGGTGCAGGTGCATCCGCATCTTTGGCCGAAAGGGCTGGGAGCGGGTGTTGGACGGCTATCACATTGAACACGTTGTCTTGGAGAAAGACATTGGGCGGCACCAGTAAACAAACGACGACCCAGAACAGCACCACGGCACCGTGGACGGCTGCACAGCCTGCGCTCCAAGGCATCCTGAGCCAGTTGCAGGGCAATCTCGGCAATACGGGCGTGACCGGAGCCGAAAGCGGCGCGCTGGATACCATTGTCAACAACAGCAACGCGGGAAGTGCGACCTATAGCCCGCTGGTTTCGAGCTACGCCAAGGATTTGTTGTCAGGCGGTGGCGCGCTGGATCAGGCTGGCAACGTCAATTCAAACTATCAGCGGTATGTGGACCAGACCAATCCGCTCGCGTCGAACACGAACTATAACCCTTATGATACGCCGGGCTTCCGGGACGCGATTTCCACGCTCACCAGCGACATCACACAGGGCGTCAACGGGCAGTTTGCGGCTGCGGGCCGGGATTTCTCGGGCGCCAACTCGCAAGCGCTCAGCCGCGGCATTCTGCAGGGCGTAGCGCCGACGATCGCAGCTCAATACAATCAGAACGTCCAGAACCAGCAGGGCGCGGCCGGCAACCTTTATAATGCCGGCAACACCAATGCAGGCATTCTTTCCGGTCTGCAACAGCAGAAGCTTGCCAACCAGGGGCAGGGCGTCACTGCGGCCGGTCAGGCTGTGGATACCGCCAACGCAGGAGCCAACGCAACGCTCATGGCAGAGGCGCAGCGGCGCGGCATCCCGGTGCAATCGCTTGGGCTACTGGCGCAGATCGGCATCCCGATCGCCGGGCTCGGCAACCAGTCCAGCGGAACCAGCACCACGACCAACCAGATGAGCGGCGTACAGCAGTTTGCGCAGCTAGCTGGCGGGCTTGGCTCGCTGTTTGGCGGTGGCGGCGGTACGACGGCAGGCAATATCTTCAAGTTCATTTCCGATCGCAGACTGAAGACCGATATTCATGAAATCGGTACGGCATCAAACGGTCTGCCGATCTACGTATTCCGGTACATCAGCGATCCGTCAACGCAGCACGTCGGCGTGATGGCGCAGGATGTGCTAGGAGTTAACCCGGATGCTGTCTCGGAAGAAAACGGCCATTACGTCGTCGATTACGCGAAGGCGCTGCGCTGATGGGCTTGCTTGACTCCCTTTTTGACCCGCAACTCTATGGTGGAACTGGCGGACTGCTATCCCGTCTGTCGCCGATGATTGGCCAGTTTCCGCAGTCGCAGGGTTTCGAGCCACAGAACAACCCTATTGCGGTTGGCGGCTACCAAATGCCGCGCATCGGCAATCCTGACCAGTTTCAGCCTGAACAGGTTATGACGCCGCCGGCCGCTCAGCCAGCACAGGGACAGATGCCTCAGGCCCCGCCACAGCAGGGCTTTGGCGGCTTCCTGCAGTCGCTCAACGAAAACTTTCAGAACATGGGCAACGGCGGCTCGCTGATCGGAGCGCTTACCGGCCAATCCCCGACCAACCAGACGGCGCAGTTTCTGGTTTCGAAGGGCATTGACCCGGCGCTCGCGAAATCGATCGTTGCGGACCCGGCGACGCTCCGCAGCATCCTGCCCCAGGTACTTGGGTTCGGAGAACAGAAGGCACCAACTCCTCTCGGCAATGGGTTTGTCTGGAATCCCGCAACACGCAAGGTCGAACAGGTCTACAAGCCGCCGACCGATGCGGAGAAGAGCGCGCAAGAAATCGCCGGCCGAGAGCAGGCGCTACGCGAGCGGGGTCTTGATCCAAAGGATACGAAGTATTCCCAATTTGTTTTGAGCGGTAAGTGGCCTCGTGAGGATGCCCAGCCGCTAACTGCTACCGACAAAAAGGCGATCATGTCGGCGGAAGATGAAAATGTGGCATTGTCCGGCACGGTTGATGTGCTCAAGCGCGCCAAGGAGCTTAACGACAAGACGTTCACTGGAATTACCGCAAGCACTCTTGGAACGATCGGAACGTCAGTCCCCGGCGCCGGCTACTTGATTGACGAAAAGACGGCCAAGAATACTCGCGAGTTCAGCCAGCTCATGACGGGCGAAGCCGTCGCGGCCATGTCGAAGACCCTCAAGGGAGCGACAACCGATCGTGAAATGGAACGGTTTATCGAGATCCTGGCCAATCCATCAACGCCGCCTGAAATCCGTGGTCGCACCATTGAACGCATGTTGCAACTTGCTGAGCGTCAGAAGCAGATCAACGATTCTCGCATCAACGATCTCCGCGGCGGCACCTACTACAAGCAGGGAGGCGGCCAGCCGCAACAGGCGGCCACGCCAGAACAGGCCCCGACACAAGCCCAGCAGTTCAAGGAGGGCGCAACGGCCACCAATCCCCAGACCGGCCAGAAACTGACTTTCCGCAATGGGAAATGGCAATGAACCTGCCTGAGGGCTTCGTTCTCGACCAGCCAGACACGGGGCTTCCTCCGGGCTTTGTGTTGGACAGCCCGTCGCTGGGTGAGGATGTTGCCAAGAGCATTGGTTCTGGCCTCGCCAGCGCCACCGCCGGCACGCTTGGCCTGGCCGGCGACCTCAGAACGGGGCTTTCCGCACTAACCGACGTGGCTGGGCAGAAGCTTGGGGCTGCGCCTGACAAGGTGCAGATGTTCAAGGATATGGTGGCCAAGGCTGCAAGCATAGCCGGACCCGGGCGAGTGCTGAACAATGCGCCGACGTCGCGGCAGATTATCGATAGCGCCGATCCAATCGTCTCGCCGGACTACAAGCCGGAAACCGTTCCGGGCGGGTTTCTGAAGACAGCCGCGGAATTTACTCCGGGGCTTCTCATGGGCCGCGGCGGGCTTTCGGCAAGGCTGTTAAAGGACGTTGCTGCGCCTGCGATCGCCAGTGAAACGGCTGGGCTGGTGACGAAGGATACCGTGGCCGAACCCTATGCGCGCGTCGTCGGCGCTCTGGCAGGTTCTGCCAGTGCTGGCCGGCTGACAAATGCCGCGGCAGAGAGGCGGGCTATCAAGGCGGCGACGCCTTCACTTGACGACGTAAAGGCTGGGGCCACGAACGCCTATGATGCCTTGACGGCGCGCAACGTGGCTACTCCGCTTCCACAGGCCACGTTAGACAACGTTGCCAATGACATTACTTCGACGCTGAATAATCGAGGCATCAGGCCGTCCAATGCCGCGAGCATTCATGCGGCTATCGATGAAATCAAGGTGCCGGCAACCGCTGGTGCGGCAGACGTGGCCGATCTTGTGGCCGCACGTCAGAGCATCAAGGAATTGCTCGGCAAGCACGATACCAACAAGGCCGGTGCCTTCGTAGCCTTGAACAAGCTCGAAAAAGCCATCGAGCAGAGTTCGCCCGGAACGATGAACAAGATCCGTGAGGCGGACAAGAATTATGCTGCGTTTAAGGCTGCTGAAGCTCTTGATAAGCGGGTAGCAAAGGCAGAGCTGCGGGCCGCTGGCGAGAATTCCGGCGCCAATGTCGGCAACAAGATCCGGCAGAACATCACCACCTATCTGACCAGCAATGAGGCGCGGTATCTCTCGCCTGAAACAAAGGTAGACCTGGAAAAGATCGTCCGTGGTACGGCTTCCCAGAACATGCTTCGGTCGGCGGCGAATCTTCTCGGCGGCGGCGGTGGATTGGGCATGCTGGCTGGCGGCGCTGCTGGTTATCAGGCTGGGGGATGGCCGGCGGCTTTGGCGGGGGCCGCCGCCGGCCGCGGGTTCAAGATTGCCAACAATCGATCTGTAACGAATCAGGCCGAGCGCGCCGCAGAAGCAATTCGCAGGCGATCACCGCTGGGATTGCTTAGCCCTCCGGTTATTCCGCAGGGCACCAATCCGCTTCTGTCCGGGTCGTTAGCGGCGCTTCTGGCTCGCCCAAGAGAGTAGGTTGGTCAGCCCAACAGTCGCCAGCAGCGCGGCGATAAAGCCGAGCACGGCAGCTAGATACCCGTTCGGGGTCCACTGCCAATAGATGTTGGACGCCATGACGGCGAGGACGATCAAGGATTGCAGCAGGTAATACAATGGCTCTATCCGATAACGCCCGAATTGCCTTTGAATATTACGTCAGCCAAGGGCTGTCTCCGGTTCAGGCGGCGGGCATTGTTGGCAATCTGCAGGGCGAATCCGGTCAAGGTCTCAATCCGAATGCGGTAAATCCAGGGGATGGGCGGGACGGCAGCGACAGTATCGGTATCGGGCAGTGGAATAGTACCCGCGCGGCAGCCCTCAAAGCCTATGCCGAGTCCAAAGGTGTGCCGTGGAATGATCTTAGCACGCAATTAGAGTTCCTGCACAACGAATTGAAAGGGCCTGAAAAGGCTGCTTATGAGCGCCTGTTGGCAGCCAAGACGCCTGAGGAAGCCGGTACAGCGATGCTGGCATTCGAGCGCCCCAAGGACTGGAATAAGCCAGGGGCGCATCCAGAGCGCGGGCAGTACGCTGCCAAGGTCTTTGCCTCATACGGGGGCGGGCAACCGCAACCAGCACCAGCGGCTACCGCAGCCCCGGCGGCGGGCCTTCTGCCGCAGATGCCGGCCGCCGGGCTTATGGCCGCGCCGTCTTTCCCGGCGGCGCAGGCGTCTCCGGCTGGGATGCCTTCTGGCGGCTTGCTCAACCAGATGCCAGCGGAGTCGATGCAGGCCCCGCCGATCTTCTACGCGCCGCGGAAGCCGATCGACCTGACGCAATTGAAATCGGCTTTCAAGCCGCCTGCATTCTTTGGAAGAGGATAGCCAATGGGGCTGTTTCACTATCTTTGGAGCCGTTCGGCGGCTTCGAATTCGGGCGCAGATTCGAATATAAACTGGGCTGAAGGAATGGCGCCCAGCGCCGTGAACGACTCGGGGCGAGCCATGATGGCATCGCTTGCCGGCTATCGGGATGACATTGCGGGAGCCATCGTCACAGGCGGGACATCTACCGCATTGACGGTAACGAGCTATCAGGTGTTTGACACCCTAGCGCACATGTCAGGGCATGTAATTGCTTTCACGCCGCACACCACCAGCGGCGCATCTCCTACGCTCAATGTGGACGGGCTGGGCGCCAAGGCGCTGCGTCAGTTTCCATCGGTTGACATGCCGGCCGGCGTTCTGGTGCAGGGCACGCCCTATGTGGCGCTGTACAACAATTCCGACTCGTCTTGGTATTTGCAGAACTCGCAGGTGAACCCGTATCAAATTCCGCTTGCTGGTGGTCTCGACTACTGGGGAACCACAACGCCGAATTCAGCATTTGCATTTCCGGCCGGGCAGGCGATCAGCCGCACCACCTATTCTGCTCTGTTTGCGATCATGGGAACGACGCACGGATCTGGCGACGGATCGACGACGTTCAACCTGCCGGACAAGACCGGGCGCGTTTCTGCCATGAAGGAAGCCAGCGCAACGCGGCTGACCTCGACATACTTTGGCGGCAACTCAACCAGCATGGGCGCGACCGGCGGGCTTGAGAGCAACAACGTCATCCTTACGCATAATCACGGAATTACAGACCCTGGCCACGGCCACAACATCAGCAACATTCCGCAGGCAAGCAGTACGACGCTCGGAAACGTCTGGTATTTTGGCTCCGTCAACTCCGGAACGACGTCGGTATCGACGGACCCCAATGGGACAACCGGCATCACGATCAACAATGCCGGCTCTGCATCGGCACACAACATCGTGCAGCCGACGATCGTTTGTAACTACATCATCCGCATCATCTGACAGCGTAGTACGGGTCATTTCCGTTCGGCAATACGGCAGGCCCTCTCGAGAGCGAGATAGCAAGTAGCATCAAGAGTATCGCGATAGCGCTGGCTATCCACTTCATCTGAAAACCCTAACACAACCAATCCGGGAACAGCAATGACGCTTCCTGCGCAATACGCTTGGCTGGCCAATGAACCTGGCCCGAAGATGATTGTCGAGGCCCTGAAACTGTTCGGAACTGTCGAGGGCGCTGGCGCAAAAGACAACCCGACGATCCTCGCATGGGCCAAGGAGGTCGGGCTGTCTGACACTTACAGCCACGACTCCATTCCATGGTGCGGTTTATTTCTGGCCGTTGTTGCCAAACGCGCAGGCAAGGAAGTCGTCAAAAGCCCGCTATGGGCGCTGTCGTGGGGTGAATTCGGCAAGGCCGCGGAAGGCGGCGCAATGCTCGGTGACGTGCTCACGTTCAAGCGCGACGGCGGCGGGCATGTTGCGCTGTACGTCGGCGAGGATACGGGGGCCTATCACTGCCTCGGTGGCAACCAGAGCGACAAGGTTTGCATCACCCGCATTGCGAAGCATCGGCTCTATCGCATCAGGCGGCCGGCCTACAACGTTCAACCGGCCAATGTCCGCAGGATCATGCTTTCTGCTGGCGGTAAACTCTCGACCAACGAAGCGTAAGTACGCCGCGCGACGACATCGCGCAATCAAACTGGAGAATACAATGGGAAGCATTATTTCTATGCTTATTGCTCGCCTCAAAGAGCCGTCAACCTGGATTGGTCTTGGCTCTCTCGTCACGGGCATTGGTTTTGCCGTGAAGCCGGAACTCTGGCAGGCCATTTCTGCTGTAGGAATGGGTATCGGCGGGCTGCTTGCTGTCGTGATCCCCGAACAGAAGTCCTGATGCTCTCGATCATCAAGACGATCTCGGTCGTCGTCGGCTTTTTGCGCGATCTTCTCGGCTGGAAACAGCGCGCGGAAGATCGCGAGGCTGGCCGGAACGAGGTCAAGGCTGCAGTCAACGCCGAAACATTGGAGACGAAAAATGCGATGGATGGCGTTGCCCGCCCTACCGATGATGATGTTTCTGAGCGCCTGCGAACCGGGCGCTTCTGAAGTCGTTGTACAGATCGTATGTCCGCGCATCAACGAGTATGACGCCAAAACGCAGGAGCGGGCGTTAGAAGAATACAAGGCGCTTCCATCCGGATCAGCGCTTCGGTTGTTTATCGGTGATTACCAACAGTTGCGTGAACAAGTGAGGGTGTGCAGGGCAAGAGCAAAGCCCGCTTGAAGCGAGCCGCCGCGGCGCTGTGAACGTCGCGACGACTCTAACCACCACGAAGAACGAACCTCCGCGGCGGCTGGAAGGCATTATGAAACAAATATCTAAACGACCTGTTATCCAGATCACTAGCACGGGGCGTAAATATAGCCTCCCGCAGGTAAAACGATGGCACCACATCTTGGATTGGAATTCGCCGTCATGATTGAACAGACAATCACAATCGGCAACATCATCGAGATTGTTGTCATCGGCGCTGGTGGCATCAGCGTATTTGTGACCATGAGAAACACGGTCGCCAGCATCAAGCGCGAAGTCGATGCCATGCAGACTGAGCTAAAGAAGCTTGGCGAAATCCTGATCGCTCAGGCCGATATGCGCGGCGAAATGAGGGTTCTGGATACCCGCGTGTTAGCGATTGAAGGCGACATCCGCGACATGCAGCACGGGCGCGGCTTTATCACAGGGCCTAAATGATAAGCCTGTTGATTATCGGAATTGGCTTGCTTCTGTCATGCTGTGGCGCCGTGCTTGTGGTGTACTCCAAGGATGGATCTCAAGAAACCCTTGGCGGCGCGCTTGTTCTGATTTCTCTGATCATCGTCGCAATAGGTGGATTGGCCCGCGTGGCTGGCTACTGAGGAATCCAAAGATGCGTATCGATGTGCACCATCACTTTTCACGGGGCAAAGAGGCTCCCCCGTGGGTTGAACAACTAGCCGACAAACTGGGCCTCGCGTTGGACAAACTGGAGAGCATGATGGCTACTGTTGAAGAACTCTCAGGCGTGATTGCTGAAATCGGCGAGGCCGTGAACAAGGTTTCCGCCGACACCGAAAAGCTCCTTGCCGATCTGGCGAACATCCCGACACCTGGCATGACGCCGGAGCAGCAGGCCGCCGTTGATGCTGCGGTGGAATCTGCGACTGCGATCCGCGACCGTTTGAAGGCCCTCGACGACAAGGTGCCAGACGCGGCGTAACCGAATCCGCCGGTTACTTCAGTGGCCGGCTGATGCCAAGGAGACAGGGTTCTCGCTTCACCCTGTTTCTGTTGTTTCCTCCCCAAGACTTGGCCCGGCGCCTAATCAGCGTCGGGCTTTTTCACGAGCGCTCATTGAAAAGGATTACAGTATGTCGTTTGGCCGCCTTGGCTCAATTGGGCGCGGATTCGGCAGGCTTGGCGGATCTGCTGGAACGGGAGGAGGCGGCAGCGCGCCGCCAAACACTTTGATTGCAGGTAGCGGCTCGTTCATCTTGTCTGGCGAGACCATGACCCCGCTGGTGGACTATCTGATCCCTAGCGGTGTTGGCGCATTCACCCTCACAGGTCAAAACGTCACGCTGGATACAACGGCATCAGGCGGGACAGCACGGCAATTCGCCATCATAGACCATTACCTCAACACCGAAACGACGACGCGAAGCTTTGCGAGCGTTGATCAATACGTTGTGGCTTAGAAAGGACGTTAAATGGCTACATTCAATAAATTCCAGCCTTTCGTTGAGGCGGTCGCCGAGAAGAAGCATAATCTAGGGTCTGATCAGCTTGTGGTCGCTCTCTCAAACAGCGCGCCCTCGGCGGCAAATGCTATTCTGACAGACATCACGCAGATCAGCTACACCAATCTGTCATCGCGCAACGTAACCACGTCCGCCTCTGCGCAGACGTCCGGAACATACAAGCTGACGCTGACTGATCTGGTGCTGACAGCATCCGGCGCGGTCGCTACCTTCCGATATGTTATCCTCTACAACGACACGGCAACTAATGACGATCTGATCGGATGGTGGGATTATGGTTCAGCCGTGACGCTCGCCAACGGCGAAACCTTTACGATCGATTTTGACGGAAGTTCCGGCGTTCTGACGATCGCCTGAGAGGATAGCGCATGGCAAACGTATACGTTAGATCGGGCGCTGGTGGCGCTGGGACGGGCGCTGATTGGGCAAACGCCTACACCACACTAGCGGCAGCCTGCTCGGCCAAAGCTGCTGGTGACGTATTCTGGGTGGCTGCTGACCACGCCGAAACGCAAGCTTCGGCTATGACGATAACGGCGCCAGGTACAGTCACGGCTCCCAATCAAATCCTATGCGCAATCCATACGGGTAGCGTGCCACCTGTATCTGCCGATCTGAGGACCACGGCAACCATCAGCACGACCGGCGCTAATGCTATAACGCTCCAAGGGTTCTTTTATTGTTACGGCATTATTTTTCAAAGTAACTCTGCCGCCGCAGGCGGCGGTGGTGGCATCAATGTCGTTAATACGACAGGAAATCAGCAACGGTACGATAGTTGTGTGTTCCGGACATTGAGTACGGCTACCGCCACTATTGCAATGGGAACGTCAGGGACAGTTCTCTATTGGAACAATTGCTCCGTGAAATTCGGTGCCGTTGGCAACACCATTAATTTAGGACGCGGAAGGTTTATATGGACGAATTCACCATCAGCGATTGATGCCGCAGGCTCGCTACCAACGACGTTATTTAACAACGCTGGCGGTACTCCAGTTGTTCTACAGTTGGAGGGCGTGGATCTTAGTGCATTATCAGCCAAGACGATTTTCCCTAATCTTGGTGCTCCAATGAATGCCATCATTAAAGACTGCAGGCTGCCTGCAAGCGTCACTATCAATGCGGCGCAGACCGGCGGTCTTGGGCAGGGAGAAGTTACACTTATTCGATGCGATAGCGGTTCCGTAAACTATCGAACAGAAAAGCATAATTACGCGGGCGATCAGACCACCGAAACAACGATTGTACGCACAGGCGGCGCCACTGACGGAACGCAGCAGGTTGCATTTAAGGTCATCACGACAGCAAATAGTCGCTGGGCAGACCCGTTCACTTGCATTCCGATATCGATATGGAACGACTCTACAAGTTCCGTTACGGCCACGGTCTATGGCATCTGGGGCGGTGGCGCAGTTCCAAACAAGGAAGACATATGGATCGATGTTGAATACTTAGGATCTGGCTCCAATCCACAAGGTTCGATTGCAACAAGCGGAAATGCCGACATCCTTGCAACGGGCGCTTGTGACACTGATGCTTCGTCGTGGGGCGGATCAACCACAGCCTTCAAGATGGTTGCAACCTTTACCCCAGGCATGAAGGGGCCACTAACAGTTTACATTCGCTGCGCCAAGGCGTCTTCAACTTTCTACATTGATCCAAAGGTGGTGCTGACGTAATGGGATTTTTCCGTGTAGCCCTTCGTGATGGCAGAAGGCACAACGGCGGGCTGACGCAAACCGGCGTCAGCTTCCTCGGTCAAAGTGGGTCAGGGGATTTCCCATTCATCGATGCCATGAAAATGAATCAAGGCTGGACTTATGCCAATGCTGGTTCAATCCATCCTCGTCCTGACGAGCTTGATAGCAATGGATGGCCGATTAGCGGCGTAGGTTCGTGGGAGTCTCAAGGCGGCGTACAGGGCATATGCTACATGCCTACACAAGTTCAGAGATCAGGAAATTATGTATGTAGATGGACAGGTAACGGCACCATCATTGCTCCGGGAACACTTGTTAGCGGCAACAAAACAGGTTCGGCGGGATCTGGAGAATATGTTTTTTCTCCGAATGGTGTTCCATTTACTCTAGGCATTGCTTCTGGATCAGTTACTGATCTTACGTGCGTACATGAAGATGATGTAACCGCTTTCGACAACGGATCTATCTTTCATCCAGATTTCTTAGACAAGATAACTAACAGCAATTTTGGTGTAGTTCGGTTTTTGGATTGGTTGGATGGCAACCGCGGACTAATGACCGATTGGGCATCGAGAAAGCCAGTTACATATTATTCTTACGTCGCCCAAGAAACACGAGAAAGCATTTATGTTGGCACTACTACTGGCTCCGGCGATGACTTTGAAGTGGCTTCAGCCAGTATCCCGGCGGCCTACCAATACACGGATACTGGAACGTATGTTGATAAGCAGTATGCGTTAGTTTGGTTCGACCGCAGCGCCTCGTCTACGACCTGCACCTTCAAGCTTGGCTCAGGTCCGGTGAAGCCAATGGTCCGTCATACTACGGATGTGCTATCGACAAATAGTCGCCCGGTTTCTGGCAGGCCAGCGCTTCTCATTTATGACGCCGCCCTGGATGTTTGGATCAAGAACGGCGGCGACGTAAATGACGGATACTACAAGTTACACAACAGCGTTCCACCAGAAATTTGCGTTGCTCTTTGTCGCGAGATTGGCGCTCACCCGTGGTTCTGTCTACCATTTCTTGCTGCAGATCCATTGACGGATTGGGTGACTGAGCTGGCTACTTATATCCGCGACACTCAGCCAAACTGGATGATTCCTAGGTTCGAGGGGCCGAATGAACTTTGGCACTTCAGCAATACTACTGGTTTTCCCGGTACACAGTACGCCTCGGCACGAAATAACGTGCGCAACAATGTTTCTGCTGGTACCAAGGCGGCCACCAGCGTTACTTTCAGTGGGGTCGGAGCATCTGGAAGCACGACAATAGAATTTGCATCAGACCACCCGTGGTCTGTTGGGGATGCGGTCTTTGTCACTGGGTTTACAGGAACCAATGTGACCGGCTTCAACAACGCTACGTCTTATGTCTCCTCTGTTCCGAACTCAACAACTGTCGTGGTTACTCGATCATCTACCAGTTCGCCGGCAACGTGGTCATCCGGCGGCACTGTTCAGGGGTTGAATTCAGATAATCACGGATGGTATGGACGGGCGATGGCCCGTCTCGGTCAAGAGGTAAGCGCCATCTACAGCGATGACCGCACTCGGTATGAAATTGTTTGTGGCGTTCAAACCGCCGGGACAACGGCGTCGCATGATGAGCGAATGAAATCAACGTCATACTTCCTTGAAACTGGCGAGCGCGCCTACGACTGGATCACCAATATTTGCGTTGCGAATTACTGGTCTAATTCAACGGCTATGGGCACCAATCCGGATGCCACATATCTGACGTTTAGCGAAATTCAATCGACTTACGATTATTTTATAACCTATGCTGGAGATTCGGCGCAGCAAGCGGCCACCTTGGTAGCCTATCTCGGCGATGGGGCGCTGCCCGAGTTGGATACCAAGTATACAGCCTTTTATTCATGGGCGAACGGGTTCGGCCCGACAATGGGTATGATGGGTTATGAGGGCGGGTATTCTCCTGACTACCTCTTTTCAGCCACCACATCGCCAATCACAGGAGCATCGGTGGACGATGGTACGCACGTCACCCTTACACTAGCTACTACGAGCATTCAGGGCCAAACAGCCATAGCTGGAAATGGGGCTATTGTTGGCGCGTATCTGCGAATTACGAGTGTTGGCGGCATGACGCAATTGAACAACAACACGTATCAAATTTCTGGAGTTGCTGGAAATTCTATTACAATCGTAGTTCCGGACACGACAGGCTTTGGAGCTTATACATCGGGAGGCTCTGCGGAATACTATTTGACATCAACTGTTACCATGACATCTGCATTGAATACGTTCCGTTATTGGTCAAAGATGCACCCAAGCATTGAAACGCTGACAGCAACAAATCTCAGTAACTTTGCGGCTGCTGGTGGCGTTTTCCCGGCGAATTTGATTCTTGCCGGGACTACTTTTTTCAATGGGGGCTTTGTGACCACGAACTCTGCTATATTTGCACTGTACGATCCGGACATTTATGCCACGCCAACGCCAGCATTAACTGCCATTCAAGACTTCACCGGGTAGACGTCTCTGATCCTGAGACACATTTGTAATGTTCTTCCATATCCTGAGCTGTTTTTGAGCGAAGCAATATAGGGACCATGGCGACCCCGGCTAAGATGATCATGGTGATAGTAAGTACATGCCACATTGCAGAACTCCAAAGGCCCACGCTACCCCACCTTCCCCCACCAATCCACCCCTTGACAGCGGGGAATATAGGGGGAGTCAGCGAGAGAGGGATTTGACTCGTCTGACATGTCTGGCCCATCCCTTCGATGGCCTGACAAAGAGTAGTGTTCGAAATGTTGTTGCGCTCTCAGTTTTGCCGATGCCGGCCACGACACGGCGCATTCGGTTAGTATCACCGCTGATATGGATTCGGTCTCCTGGGATCATGTCGTGACGTCTAAAGGTGGTCACCTGCGTCATCTCATCTTCTCCTGCTTGCTCTCGTTCATCTGGCGGTCATTGGCCATTTCTGGACTTCAATCGGCAGCCCTGGTATTCCAACGCTTGATCACTCCTTGGCGCGCCTCGTCCAGATCCCGTGCATTGTAGCCGGCTTGGGCGTCGCATTTCGAGCAGGAGATCACGCTGCGGAACACCTTCGTGTCTTCGTTCGTGCGGTTGACGATCGCTGCTAGACCGTCGCCGCAGAAAGGGCATCGTCTCAGTTTTCCCTGCACGATGAGGCTGATGTCAAAACTGTCCGGCTGGATGTAGCGCATTTCTGCCATGTTCGGTCTATGCTCAACTCCGGGCTTCGCGCATCAGCCGGATATACTGCTCGTAGTACA